CAGCATCACCCGTAGAAAAGTACGATAGACGCCGTGTTTGCCATCGTGCCGTACGGACCCGTTTGGGCGAGAATACCTTCGTCGGGTATATACACGTTAATAGCGCCAGCGTTGGCTACCGTGGGGGAGTTGAAAGTAACCAACGTGGGACCACCACTACCGTCCGTGATAACCACACTACCCGCGTTCGCGCCGCAGACAATATAGGCACCTTTGATACGGCAGCGGCCCAAGGTGGCAGGAACCTGATTGGTAAAGGCTCCCGTTGTAGTCAGTACCGCAGTTGCAAGGACATCAGTTTGCATACCCATTCTGGCCCCCGGTTACGAATTGGCAAACGGGGTGGCGATGGTGCCCGAACCAATTACCACACCCGAAACAGCCCACATCGTGGAGTTCAGCGCCGTAACCGTGACAAGAGAACCAATCGCGCCGCCCGTGGTCGTGCCATTCAGGTTAACCGAACGGGTAGCCGTGGAGCTAGAAGCGAAGCCATTCACCGTGTCAGTGGTGTCCGTGTCGATAACCAGCAGGGAACCAGCCATAAACTGCGACGCAGCAGTGATGATCTTCCAAGTCGTAGCAGCGGTTTCCACCAAGAAAGAGAAGGAAACACCCATGTTATTCAAGGTGTTAGGGTCGCTACCGGGACCAGACGAAACCGGGTCAGCCGTGGCATTGAGCGACGGCAGGGTGATAACCAGCGTAGCGTCGTTGGTGCGGATAAGACGGCCAGCATAAGTGGCGGCATCCAGCGTAATGGTGTTTGTGGCGTTGGGCAGGTTAATGACGCTGCCGGGGCCCTGCGTGAAGAAGCCGTTCAGCGAACGGACGGGACCTTGAAAAGTAGTCTGAGCCATGGAAATTCTCCGTGTTGTAGCACATCCCCACACCGTCTCTACAACGTCTGCTAGGACAGTCGGTGCGGGTAAGGGACCCTAGATATCTAAAACATACAGCCTATTAGAAAAAAGGGAAGGGGTTTTATCCCCTTCCCCCTAATCTTAGTTAGGCACCAGCCGAGCCGAACATGCCCAGTGGGTCAGAGAAGCCGAACGAATAACGCTCGCGGCTCTTGTAACGAACGTTGCCGGTATCGAAGTCTCCGTCCATTGACTGCGTCATCGCTGCGCGGATAAAGTGCTTCAAACCATTCGGAACGTCCGTGGTCAGGAACCAAGCGTCGGTGTCGGTCAGGTAGTGGTTAACAGTGTAACCCTCCGGGATCGAACCGTTGCTCTTCAGAGCGTTGATGTCGTTATCGGCAGTACCGGTGCGGAGTTCAGTCTCCAGCAAACGGGTCGAAACGAACATCAGGCTCGGTGGGACAATCAACTTACGCGGCTTAGCTGCGATGAGCAGGCCACGTTCATCCGTCCAAGCGGCGATCTGAATTACGGCAGCTTCGAGGCTGGTTTCATTCAGGTCGGTAGGTGTGGCGGAGATGTTGGAGTTGACACCACCGGAAACCAGCGGATGCGAAGCGCTGAACAAAGGCTGACCATCACCACCCGCATAGGAGGAGCTGAAGCCATTATTCAGAACCGCAGCAGCCTTGGTCTGCTTGGTATACGCCATGGCACGAGCCAGAGCCTTGGTATAACGCGAAGACAGAGAGTCATAGAGGTTGTCCTCGATGGCTTCTTCCGTCAGCGAAAACCCAAGAGCAACCGTCTCGTGGTTATAGCGGGCAGTGAAGACTTCCTGCGCATTGTCATAAGCAATGGCAGAACCTTCATTCTTAACCGGAGCAGCCGAAAAGCCGGACAGCTTGGTTTCTTCTTCGAACGAGCGTTCCGAAGTTTCGGTCTCAAAGATTTCCTTATGCTCTTCGCCGTAACGAGCATATTCCAAACCAAACAAGGCGTTCAGGCCGGGAAGAAGTTCCTTAAGAAGTTGTGCGCGTGAAATAGCCATTTGTCATGTTCTCCTTAAACGCCGGTAGCTTGGGTATACTGGTGCCCACCAACAGCGCCGGTTGTCGGCACATTCCACTTCACAATAACTTCGGTGAAAGAACCGGCGTTACCCGCAATAGCGGTATCCGGGATCACGTCGATGATGCGAATGGGGAACGTATTGGTAGTAGCTGTAGTGGTATTAATAGCCACCGCAGAGTTACCAGTAATCGTGGAACCGACGTTCTGAACCAGAACAGCGTTGTTACCAACACTGGTGCGGTTAACGAAAGAGACCACAGTGGTAGAAGACACTACCGCAACCTTGAACAACTGATCCGGGTCATCGGCCACGAAGGCAACGATGTCCGAAGCATTGACAGCGCCGGGATAGTACTGACGGAACGTCTTTCCGTAGGTTGCGTCCGTGTAGGAGCAGCCGAGAAGAACGCCAACGGGAGTAGCAGCGTCTGTGCCAGTGTCCTGAACCAGAAGACCGGTGCTCGCCAGCTTCACAACGTCACCATAAAAGATGGCCGTCGCGGAGTTGGAAGCAATCGGAATCTGGCGAGTAGCACCAGCAAAGACCTGCCCGCCGATCAAATTGATCGGAAGAAGCCCATACGGGGCCGTGACAGAGGGATATGCCATTATTTTCTCCTAGTTATTTGCCTTTGCCAAACGAGGACGAAGAGCGCCTTTCACTGAAGAGCGGCATCTTCGGGTTATTCTCGCGCATAAAATTATTGTCTACAGAGTCGATTTGGTCTTGGTTCTTCTTCGCGAAATGTTCGCTGCGTTGAACCATCAACTCCTCGGGAATCTTGCAGCGCAACAATCCACCGACCTCAATGTTGTTCTTAAAACGACTATTGGGGTCAACCATCATTTGGAACTTGGGCTGTTCTTCGGCCTTTACTGGTTCCCAACCTTCGCGCATCTTCGCAGATACATTGCTCGGGTCGGCTACATTCAGGTTCGAAACACGAATCCACCGGTACGCATATCCGGGCTGTTTGTCCGGTTCGGGCAGGGCCGAAGCCGGTTGCCACATCTTGGGACGCTCGGTCTGGGTACGGCTTTCAAGTTCGCGTGCAAGTCTAGTCTCAGCCATTTTAGTTCTCCAACTTTCTCAATTCCCGGGCGTACTGCTCAGGGGTTAAACCTAACTTCTTCGCAAGTAGAACTTGCGATTGTTTCAGTACGATCTTTTTGGAGGACGTACTGCGAGAGGCCGAAGCAACTACTGTGGCTGGCTTGGTTTCGGTGCGCGTAACGGGCTTGCCGCCCCCGTTCGTCGGTTTTTCTTCCCCGAAATACTCCGGGAAACGGCGGCGCATTGTTTCGTCAACACGCTGCCAATAATCGTCAGTACCGACGAACTTGTCGCCGTTTTGCCTAATTAACTTTTGATGCAGCCCCAAGGCGGAAGCGGTCATCTCGTCGTCGTTGCCCCACCACGTATTGCGCTCTTGCCACGCACGGGTTTTAGCATCTAAGACGGAAGTCTGTTGCACCGTCTGAGGTAGTTCTACCTCAGGTTCTGGAGCTTGTAAAGTAGGCCTATAGTTTTTTAGCTGATGCAGGCGGTAGTTAGCGTCTGTCATCTTTTCCTGAGCCTCGACAACCTTGTCCGAGTCCCCGGCTTCGTAGGCTTCCTTGTAGGCTTTCCGTGCCGCAGTCATCTCCATTTCCGCAGAGTTCTTGGAGGTATCGACCAGCATCTGCTCACCCTGCTGGAGGGTGCTCTTCAGGCGACGGTTCTCATCGACGACACGACGGGCGAGGCTAACGGCTTCCTGCTGTTCGCGGACAGCAGCTTCCTTTTCCCGGCGTTCATCGTGCCAGACCTTCTTCATCTGCTTAAGTCGGGTCTTGACCTTGTCGGAGTATTCCTCCAGCTCGTCGGCCTCCAGCTCGTCAACCAGAGCCTTGGGCATCGGGGTCTTACCCCGGTCTTCTACCGGAGTGTCATCCTCAATTTCGATGTCGATTTCTGGCTTAGCCCCCTTGGCATTTGCCGGGGCTTCGTTCTCAACTTCAAATTCAAAGTCGTCCTTTTCCTTATTATTATCAACCATTTGTGCCTCCTAGGCTCTGCTGATACCGCGAGGGTCTTCAACAATGCCCTCCACGGAATCGTCGTTGATGATCCTGAACTCACGCCCGTGAATCTTCAGTCGGGTACCGGAATGGGGACGCACAAGGATAAAGTCCCCCTGCTTGCACCAAGGGCCGCTGGGGAAACGTGTTGCATCTTTGTAACAGTCA